GTTCAAATGAGATCTAATGATGTTATGTTTGGTTATCGTAATGACTATGCTTGGCAAGAACACGTTCTTTGCGAATTAGCAGATGACCTTCGTATTAATGATGGTGAAATCTATTGGCAAGTACAAAATTTACATGTCTATGAAAGACATTTTAATATGGTGAAATAATGAACGATTGGGGAGTTTCAAAATCATACAAATGGGATAAGCGATATCTAGAATTAGCTCGACATATTGCTTCTTGGTCTAAGGATCCATCTCGTAAGATTGGTGCAGTTGCAGTAGGATCTAAAGGTCAAGTTTTAGCACAAGGCTATAATGGATTTCCACGTGGAATCGATGATAATGATTCTATGTACAATAACAAAGTTACAAAATATCAACGTGTAGTACATGCTGAAATGAATTGTATATATAATGCTACGTATAACGGAACTTCTTTAAATGAAGCTACTATGTACATTCACGGTTTACCAGTTTGCTCAGAATGCGCTAAGGGTATTATACAAGTTGGTATAAAGAGAGTTGTTACTGCTGAAATTGATGATTCAATGCCAGAACGTTGGATTGAATCTACTGAGTTAACTAAGCAAATGTTTAAAGAGGCTGGAGTTCGATATGACTTTATTTAAAAAAGATAGATTTGATTTAGAACAAGCAATAATGAATGCATGGGCAACAAGCGAAGATTTAGATCTCGTATATCATAATACTGATAATTTAAATTTAACGTCTAAGGACGCTGATACAATTCAAAATCAAATGCTTGGATTAAAATACTTATTTGAACTAAGAATGGAAAAAGTTTGGAGCATTTTTGAAGATATGATCAAGGACGAGCAATTTAAATCTTTAAACGATGATGTCTCTTCAGATGAAAATGATTGGGATGCATTTAAAGACTGGAAAGGGCAACAAGAATTATTTTAAAGAATTTGCGCCCTTAGCTCAGCTGGATAGAGCAACGGCCTTCTAAGCCGTAGGTCGGAGGTTCGAATCCTCCAGGGCGCGCCAAATAATAGGGAAGTACATGCAATACGTAGATTATAAATTTGAAATGACAGAAGCTGGTTTAACGTTTACAGATATGGATAAAGCGTTAGAACCCAATTGTTTATTAAAGATAGAAAACACTCCATTTACTATTGGAGATACTTTTACTTTAACTCACACAATAGATGGCCAGTTATTTTTTAAACGCGTTGATGCTAGTAAAGATTTATGATGATACTCGCTAGATCAGCTTTATTGATTTGGTTGTCATTTGCAGTAGATAATCAAGATGATTTATATGGAGTTCGATATAGCATGAAATTAATAAATGAATGTAAAAAAATAGTAGGAGAATATCATGAGTAATTGGCATGGTGGAAAGGGTAGTAAACAAAGAACTACCAATACAAAAAAGTTTAATGATAATTACGATGCAATTTTTGGTAAAAAACCAAAGGTTCGTAAAAGTACGCCTGATCACGGTAGTACAAAAGTTCATGACGATGATTCAAAATATGATCGTAAGTCCGATCAAAATAAAAATTGGGAGTCTGATGAGTAACATGGCAGATTTCGCTAAAGAGGAATTAAAGAAAAGTAAAAGGATTTATAAGAGTGCTACTCCAAAATATACATTAGATTGGTATATTAAATGGGTTGCATCTGTATTTGTGTTATGCGCAATGTCATTAAGAGGTATACCAGAATTTCAAATGTGGGATCTTGGTCTATCATCAGTAGGAATTTTATTATGGCTGTGGGTATCTATTTTATGGAAAGATAGAGCCTTAATATTACTTAATGGAGTAGGGTTGATGTTTTTATTTAAAAATATTATGTCTTCCCTTTACATTTGATCAAAAATGTGTTATAATATACCTTATAACTACTAATATAATTTAACAAAGTGAGCTACTCTGATCCAGTCAAATGTCTCACTATAATAAACTGATATAAAGGAGAAAATTATGTCAAAGATAAATATCGCCATTGCCGGCGTAGGTAACTGTTCATCAGCACTCGTTCAGGGTGTTCAATATTATAACGAAAATCCAGATGATACTATTGGTCTAATGTTTCAGGACATTGGTGGATATTCAGCTCCGAATTTTAATTTCGTAGTTGGATTCGACGTTGATTCCCGTAAGGTTGGTCAACGATTAAACAAAGCAATTTATGCTAAACCAAATTGTAACATGGAAGTATTTCCTCCAGGTCATGATATGAGCTGTATTGCTAATGAATCTCATGTGTATCGTTCACCAACCCTTGATGGTATCGCACCTCATATGAATGATCTAAACGAAAACGTTTCATTCTTAGAAGATACAGTAACAAAAGCTATTTCAGCATCAGAGTATCGCGCAATTCTTAAAGAGCGTAAAGTTGATGTACTACTCAATTATATGCCAGTAGGTTCTGAAGAAGCTGCTAGATGGCATATTGAAAATGCTATTAAAGCTGGAGTACATGTTGTAAATTGTATGCCAACTTATATTTCTACAGCAGACGCTATGGAATTAGAACAACTTGCAATTGACAATGGTGTAACAATTGTTGGTTCTGATATGCGTTCCGATTATGGCGCATCTCGTTTATCTGAAGTACTTCAAGGATCTATTATGGATTCTGGTTTATTAGTTACTCAACATATTCAAGAAAATAAAGCTTGTGGTACAACTCAAGGTGATATGCGTAGAACCGGTCGTACTGCAAATACTGATTTCTTAAACATGGCTACTAAAGATCGTTTAAAGAATAAACATATCTCTAAAGAAAATGTACTTAATGGCCAAGCTGTAGTACGTGGTAAAGATATTGCTGGTCTTACAATGTATGCCGGTCCATCGCTCACTGTTTTTCAAAAGCCTGGTGATGAGTATATCGGATCAGATAATAAGATCGCTAATATTGATATGGTATTCTGGGGCTGGGCTGGAGCTCGATATGAATTGACAGCTCGTTTGTCAGTTCAAGATTCTCCAAACAGCGCTGGTATTGTATATGATGCTATTAGATTCTGTAAAGTAGCCGCTGAAATGGGAATTGTTGGTTACTTACGTGGACCATCAGCATGGTCGCAAAAGACTCCGCCTGAGCAACTTAAAACAGCTGATGCTAAGTTTGAATGTGATGCGTTAGCTCGTAGAGTCTTAACTGATAAAACACGTCCGCAACTTAAAGAAAATAAGCCTAACGTTGAAGATCTAACTTACACATTCCAATCGGGTGAAAACGACTATGCCTAAGCAATTAATTAATACATTTGATATTGATGGCGTGATCTATTTTGGCGAGGACGTAACTGGTGTGCGTCCTGGCCGCGATGATGTTATTATCACTGGCCGTTCATATCAACAAGAGCTAGATACTATTTGTATGTTGAAATCTCGTGATATACATAATCATGTGATGTTTAATCCATTAAAAAGAAGCGATGATGCATATAGCAGAAAAGCTTCAGGTATTCATAAAGCTAAATGTATTACAAAGCTTAAAGAATCATTTAAGATTGGACTACACTTCGAGGATGATCCTATTCAAATTGAAGAGATCAAAAAGGTTCATCCAGACTTAAACGTAATTCATTTAGTAAGAGAGGGTCTCATTGGCTACTAGTTCCTACAATTATGATTGGTGGTCATTTGATAAAGACCTTATGCTTGACTTTAATCATTTCCTAAAAAAGATTAACGATCGTGCTGCTATCAAACAAGGATTTACTGATGGGCAATACGAAAATATAAATCGACATGGCGTAATTGATCATGGCTTAGGCGAGAACGTTGAATACTTTCATCCAACAATTACATTAGATGATCGTATGAGATTTATTGGTACTGAAATTGCTACATCTCGAATGAGCGATACTAATATTGTTGGTAACACAATTATATCTCACTTTTATGGAGCTCGTGGAGTTCACTGGGTAGTATCAGGAAAGGAAGGAACCTTTGTTGATTTTGATCGAATTGCAGATGGCGATGATGACTATATTAAGTTTCTACGTAATAACATCGATAAAGCTATAA